GGAACATAATAAAGAACATAAATATAATCATTCCAGATAAGAATAATAAGCAATTAGAATGAGTATAATAAACATATATAGATAGGATAATAATAGCAATATAATAGCAATCTAGAATTAAGCTAAGAAACATGAAGAACTATTTATTAAGTTTAAAAAAAAGAGTAATTCGTATTATAGTATAAAAGTAAGAGGAAAGGAAAGAATGAAGCAGATAGATAAGCCAATTAATCCAGCATTTAATCATTTTATATTTGATTGGGATTATAAGCAATATGTAGTATTTGGTGGATATGGTTCAAGTAAAAGTTATAATACAGCATTTAAGATAATATTAAAATGTTTGACTGAAAAAAGAAAAGTACTTGTAGTAAGAGAGGTATATGAGACCATAAAGGAATCTTGTTATGATTTATTTGAGGAAATATTAGATGGTCTAGATATATTATCAGAGGATAATACTAAAGAAGGCAGGACTAATAAAGTAGTAGCAAAGAAATCACCACTTGAGTTTATATTTCCTAATGGGTCTAGAATTATATTTAAAGGTATGGATAAAGTAAATAAGATTAAGTCTATTAATGGTGTATCTATTGTATGGTTAGAGGAAGCAGCAGAAATTAAGTATGCAGCATATAAGGAATTATTAGGTCGTTTAAGAACACCAGAGGTATCAATCCATTTTATATTATCATTTAATCCAGTGGAAGAAAATTCATGGGTATATAAACACTTTTTTGTAAGAGAAAATGAAGATGGTAAAGAGATTGTTATTCAAGACCCGGAGGAACTATATGAGAAAAGACAGTTAGTTAAAAACAATATATACTATCATCATTCAACTCCAGATGACAATTGCTTTTTAAATAAGGACTATATTAAGACCTTAGATGAACTTAAAGATTATGATATAGATTTATATAGGGTAGCAAGATTAGGTAGGTTCGGAATCAATGGTACTAAGGTACTTCCTCAAATAGAGATAGCATCAAATCCTAGACTATTTAAAAATGCAGTTAAAAGCATAGAGAGAAAGTTTAAATTTGTAGGAATGGACTTTGGATTTGAGACATCTTATAATGCTGTAATTAAGATGGCAGTAGATGATAAAAGAAAATGGTTGTACATCTATAAGGAATACTATAAGAATAAGATGACTGATGATAATACAGCTATTGAACTATTGGAATGGGATGATAAAATAGTAGATGAGCAAATACATGCTGATTGTGCTGAACCTAAGACAATAAAGTTTTATCAACAAACAGGATTTAAAATGAAGGGTGCTAAAAAATATACAAGGATTGAGCAAACAAAAAAGATAAAGAGATTTAAAAAGATAATCATATCTCCAGCCTGTAAGAACACAAAAAGAGAGCTACAAACATTAGTATATAAGACAGACCCAAAAGGAAATATTATATATGATGAATTTAATATCGATCCTCATACATTATCAGCTATATGGTATGGATTGGAAGATTATCAAGTAGCAGATGTAAAAGAAAAACCAAGGAATAGTAGATAGCCTATATATAATATATAATACTATATAATATTTAATGGTAAAAGAATTTAAAAAACTTTATGTAAAAGTATGTACAGTTATTTTATGGTGTGATATAATCTATATATGGTAAACAATACCAAATAAATAAATGTTTAGGAGGACAAGATATGAATATTCAAGATGTTAATGAAATTTTTAAAACAAAATATCCTACGGGAGAAGTATTTCAAAAAGGTAGTTTTGGTTGTGGCTCTACTAGTAATAACAAAGTTTGTGTTATTTTTAAAGATGGTGGAAAGGTTTATAATTATTCATATAAAAGTTATGCTGACTTATTGCAGCAATTAAAATTTAATGTGTGGTATAAATATGATGTTGAATCAATCAAAAGTCAAATTTTGGACAGTAAAAAAATGATTGAAGACGGTGGATATATCGACGATTTTTTTAGCAATGGGGAATTTGTAGAATATTCGGAAGAAGAGCTATCTGGTGCAAAATTTAATATTGAATACTGGAATAACAAATTAAAAGACGCAATTATATTTTAATTTGTTATTGACAAATATCAACTCTATAATATATAATAAGTTATGGAGTTGATAACAATTAAAACGGAGGATATGAATTATAACTTAAAATAAGCAAACAAATCTAGGAGGATTTAAAATGGAAAATCAAAATTATATGAATTTTATGTACAATGTATCAAATAGTCATAATTGTAGTGAATGTCCTGAAAACAAAGAGATGCAATCTAAATTACCATGTGGCCAACAAAATTGTTGGGTAGATTGTCATTGTAAGGAGGAGGAATAATATGATTAAAGTAATACATTATGTTAACTCAATTCCAACTTTAAAAGAGATTGATGAGAACGACCTTAGTCAGGTAAGAGATTTAGTAGGAGGACATATCGAAATAGTACCATTACCATTTAATACTATATGTGTTTGTAATGAAGAAGGAAATTTAAAAGGATTATATGCAAACATTAGAATAGGACATAACATTATAGCTGGTGATTGTTTTATATGTAGAGTAAAAGGTGAGGATTTAGATTCAGTAACTGATGATGATATTAAAAGATTAATGTAAATAGTATGGGGACTAATAATCCCCTACTTTTTAAATATGGAGGATAACATGAAAAAGAACTATATGGAAGATGAGGAAGATGTAAACGTATTTGACGAAGTTAAAGATATATTTGAATGTGGTATATTGATTGTAATAGTAGCAATGTTAATACTATCTTTTAGTGGAGCATTATTATAATATAAATTAATTTAAAAAAGTAGTGTACAAATAGATTGTAATAGTATATAATTATCTTAGGTGATAAATACAACCTAACAACAATAAACAACACAAACGTCTAGGAGGACAAAATTATGAGAGAAATAAGAAAATCAATGTTCAGAACAAGCGGTAAAGCAAAGTTATTAGTTTTTGACAAAGTAAAATGGGAATGCACAAAAGAAGATACTTACAAAGAAATACAATATAATGAATTAACACATTGGGTTATAATCACAGGTGAAGATGCAACTGAATTAGAATCTACAATAGATGATGAGAACTATATTGATAAATTCCATGAGTATTTGGAATTGAATTTTAAAGACGGTTCTACAGCAACTTATAGAAATTCCAATGTTGATTTGTTCGTACTATAAATAAAAATAAAGAATGAGGCTTAGGCCTCTTCTTTTTGATTTAAGGAGAATATAATGAAAGCATACGAAATCAAATGTAAATATATAAAAAGAGTAAGTGAACTTAGGAATTTAAGAGATATACAAAAAGATTGTATTTATGATGGGTATACTTTAGGAATGTATAACTCATTTGAATTAGCATTAGCAATTATGGAATCAAGAGAACCAGTATTATTAGGATATACAGATATTAAAAAGAAAGGAAGTGATAACAATGAAAATCAATTGGAAAATCAGATTAAAGAATAAAGCATTTTGGATTATGATATGTCCTATGATAGTAGCTTTTATTTATCAAGTGTTAGCAGCATTTAATGTAGTACCAAAGATATCAGAAAACTTAATTGTTGAATTAATTATGATGCTGATTAATTTAGTAGCAGCAATGGGAATTATTGTTGACCCAACAACAAAAGGTTTATCAGATAGTAATAGAGCATTAGGATATGAAGAATTAGGATAACCTAGATATACAGGAGGTCCATATAAGGTCTTTAAATTAATATATGGTAAAATATACATACTAAACATTAAAATGCCTTAAATGACCACAGGAAACTACAGAAAGGAATTTATATGTCTGAATTAGAACAACAGTTAAATATGGATAATGATAATCTAAGTAATTACATAATTGCTTACTCACAAATACCAACAGCATTAATAAATAAAGAGAGTAAAGACTCAAGTAATGTTCAATTTGAAATGAACGAAATCATAAAAATGTATAGTATATATAAAAATGGTGCAAACTTTGTTCCTGAAGGAAGTAAAGGAGATTATGTACCAAGTGAGCTAAAATATAAGTTAGCTAGAAAGCTAATCAATAAAGAATGTAGATTCCTTTTTGCTAAGTCTCCAGATATTAAGATTGATGACAAAGGAAATAAAGAAAAATCAAATGATACAAATATTTTAATATATCAAGATTTAATTGATACTGTATTAAATAATAATAACTTTGGTGATAAATTATTAAAGGCATCTAAGGATTGTGCTATTGGAAGAAGGATTGCTTTAATGGTAAATTTTTCGGAGGAAACAGGAATAGATGTTACATTTTTAAAGTCTACAAGTTTTATATATGAAAGAGATTTTAAAACAGGAAATTTAAGTAAGTTTGTAGGATTTACTACACTACAAAGTAGTATAAGTTCTGCAGAAAGAAGACTGTTTGTAAAAAAATATTATATAGGAGAAAATGGCAAAGTTTATTTAACAGAGGAAATACTTGATGGTGGTGGAAATTTAATCGAATCTATTGTAGAGGATATGGAAATTGAGTTAGGATTTATTCCAGTATATATCATATTAAATGATGGTCTATTAGATGACATACAAGGTATATCAGATATGGAGCAAATAAGTTCATTTGAGACATCATATAGTAAAATAGCTAATGCTGATATTGATGCCGAAAGAAAGAGTATGAATCCAATAAGATATACAGTAGATATGGATAGTGAAAGTACAAAGAATTTATCATCATCAGCTGGTTCGTATTGGGATTTATTAACTGATCAAAATATAGATAGACCTAGTTCTCAAGTAGGTGTTTTAGCTCCAAGCATGAATCATTCAGAACCATTAGATATGACACTTAAAAGAATTAAAACAGCTATGTACGATGAATTAGATATGCCAGATATTAGTACAGATTCTTTACAAGGAATGATAACATCTGGTAAGTCTTTAAAAGCTATATTCTGGAATTTAGTTGTTAGATGCGAAGAAAAAATGAAACAGTATGAGCCAGCTTTAAAGTTCATGGTAGATACTATTATCTTAGGTGCTAAAATATATCCAGATTCGATAAGTAGTTATAATATTGATAGCTTACCTGATACACCATATGAAGTTAATATCGAACAGAACTTTCCATTACCTGAAGATGAGGCAGAGGAAA